ATGGGTGGCCCGGTTTGGTGACCTTGCCAACCAAGAAGGGTCTATTGTTGAGACTTGATCGCCTAAACTACCAACCCTAACCCCTGATTTTTCTCATGGCTTTTGATGTTTTCAAAGTAGGCGACACATTCAAGGCGAAAGTAAAGCATAACGTTACCTTGGAAGATGGAACGCGACAAGACATAACTTTTACCGCGATTTTCGAGAGAATGGAGCAGACGGAGATTCAAGAGCTAAACGAAGCAATCAGGCATTATCGAGCTGTACTGCTGGCAATTGAAGACGGCAGGGAGCCGCCTAGCGCGGCCAAGGGCGTGCAATCAGTTGACTATGTTTTCATTGCTAATCGCGTGTTGCAGGGGTGGGGTGATGACATGCTTTACGACGAGGAACCGTGGAAGTTTGATGAAGATTCAAAGAGAAAGGTGGTTCAATTCCCAGGGATGGCGCAGGCAATTGCTGATGCTTGGACAGAATCAACCGCACCTGAAACCGGAAAAAAGCCAACCTCAGGGAGATCGCGGGGGAATGGCATCGGCAAATGACCCAGGCGCCGGCCAAAACATGGGAGCAGGAGGATGCTGCACAGCGACAATCCGCTGAGGGCCTAGGCATCGTCTACGTGCCCCAGATTCGCAAGGATCGGCCCAAACCTGCTGAGCCGATTTGCCGGATATGGCCCGAGAACATGGACGCCTTCTTGCTCTGGTGCAAGGTGGCCCCCACCCAATGGCACTGGGCCACGGGCTGCACCCCGGACGGGCGCCCGCAACTGATGCGGACAGGCCTTATCCACGAGGTAGCAATGCAGCGAGCTCTTCTGACGTGGTGCCGTCGGCGCGTTGACGCGATCATGGATGATCTCGCAGTGATCGAGCACGAGTTTCTACGACTAGAGAGGGGCTTCTGATGGCCGTCAATTTTGCTGCAATCCTCAAGATCGCCGCCCAGGTTGTCGGCACCGAGCAAGTCGCCAAGCTCGGCTCAACCTTCAAGCAGGTAGAAGGTGCCACGCAGTCACTCACCAGCAAGCTGGGCCCGTTGAGCGGTGCCCTGGGGGCCCTGGCCCCGATTGCAACGATTGGCGGACTGGGGGCGCTGGTGGGAAGAACGATTGAACTAGGCGACTCGATGAACGACATGAGCCAGCGCACCGGCGTCAGCGTTGAGTCATTGGCCAGGTTCAGGAAGGCAGCGGCGACCTCAGGAACTGACATTGATGCAGTCGCCAAATCGCTTGTCAAGCTCAGTAAGGGCCTCTACGAAACTGCGCAAACTGGCAAGGGTCCGGCATCTGAAGCACTGCAGACCTTGGGCATCAGCGCAACAGATGCAACCGGTAAATTAAAAACAGCCGATCAAGTTACGTTAGAGATTGCCAATAAATTTAAGACTATGCCAGACGGTATAGAGAAAACAGCTTTAGCGATGCAGCTGTTTGGCAAATCAGGCGCGGATATGATCCCAATGCTGAACGAAGGCGGCAAAGCTATCGAATCATTAAGCGTAAAGATGACGGCAGCATTCGCTAAAAAGGCGGATGAGTATAACGATAAGTTGGCGATGCTTGGCGGGAAGGTCGGCGGTCTTGCTGCTGGACTGACCGTGGCTTTGCTGCCTGCGCTGGATGCAACAGCCACGGCGCTGACTGCGGTGATTGATGCCTTCACAATGCTGCCAGGCCCGATACAGGCAGCGGTTGGGGGCGTGGCACTGTTGGCCGTGGGCTTTACCCTGCTGGCTCCCATCATCACCAGCGTGGTAACGGTGCTGGGTGCCTTTGCCGGCCTGGGCATTGGCGCCACTCTGGCGGGCATAGCCGGCGCGATCGTGCCAGTAGCCACCGGTCTGGCTGCCCTGGTTGCCGGGTTCGTGACTGCCCCGGTGCTGATAGGCGCCGCAGTCGTGGCCACGGCGGTGGTGATTTTCAATTTCCGCGACCAGATCGCCGATGCTTTCCGGGGCCTGTTCGATCTGATCGCCAACCCCACCACCGGGTTCGTCGCAATGATCGGCGGTGGCTGGAACCTGATGATGGACGGCCTCGCCAGCTACGTCGGCAACATCCTCCCCAATATCAGCGAGAACTTTGCAGCATTTTTTGACACCATCATCGGCCCAGAGAATGGCCTGATTGCCCGCCTGGGGCAGGCCTGGAATGCTGGCATGGACGCCATGCGGGACTATGCCGTGGGCCTGGTGCGGCCCATTGCCGATGCCTGGGCAGGGATTGTCGGCACGGTGCGGGGGGTGATCAATTCGGCCCTCAGCCTGGCAGGGCGGGCGGTCAATGCCTTCATTGAGCAGATCAACCGCCTGATCGCCGCGGCCAATTCAGTGAGCGCCGCCGTGCGGGGCCCGCAGCTGGGGATGATCCAACCGGTGCAGGTGCCCCAGTTTGCAGTAGGCGGCCGGGTGGATCGGCCAACGTTGATCATGGCCGGCGAGGCTGGCACCGAGTACATCGTGCCTCAGAAGAAGGTGCCGCAGTTCATCGCTGCGCAGATGGGGGACCAGGGCCTCGGCATTCGCCAGGGTGCCGCTGCTGGCGGGGGCTTCAGAGGCGGCGGCACTTTCGCCCCAACGATCCAGGTTCAAACCGGCCCAGTCCAGCAGCAGCCCGACGGCTCCCAGTGGATCCGGCGCGAGGATGCCGAGGCCATGGTGAGCGATGGCGTTGGCCAGCTCTGGGATCACCTCCAGAGCTATGACGGGCGCAAGGCCCTGGGGATGGCCTGATGGCTGCGACGGGCCCCTACTTCTGGACCCAGACCATCAAATGGATGGACCCCGGCGGCACTGCCCGGGCCCGCTGGCACCGGCTCGACCTGGCCAACAATCCTCCCTTCAGCAGCTGGGATGCTGGCGACGGCGACGGGCCCCAGGCTTGGCGGTATCAGGAGTTCAATTGCCCTGGGTTTGATTCGGGTGTGGCGGCAGCATCGGTCACAATCACCTGCGCCCATTCCCCCGCCACCCTGGCCCTGGTGTTGCAGGCAGTGGCGGGGCAGTGGTTGATTCAGGTGACGCAATATCGAATTGTCCTGGGTGGCCTGATCCGGGACGACTCAGCATTGCTCGCCATCAGTGGCGGTGGTGGCACGCTGACCGGGATCTCATTTTCTGCCAGCAGCACCCTGCCGCCAGTGGTTGCCATAATTCCACCTAGAATTGCGACTACCGAATTGATCGGGACACCCTGCGTGCTGTCGTTCTAATGGTTGCGCCGATAATGCGGTCGGGAAATAGCGGGGGCGGCAACTCACGTTCGTCAAGTTCTTTTGCTGGTGACGTATATCAGTCTGCTATTAACAGTGTAGGCGCCAAGGCGCGGCCTTCTCGCTATGCAACGAGCACCAACGCGGCGGCCCTGGGCGGGAGCATGGCCATTGGCAGCGGTAATGGAATATCAGGGGGGCTGGATCTGGGTAAAGATCAGGAAGCGATGCTGCTGTTTGAGCGAATTCCAATTGTATGGACCCGTCGAGTAGGCAATACGGGCGGGGTTTTGATTGCACCCAAGGCCACTGCTTGCAGATTTGAAACCCCAACAGAGCTACGCGAAGAACCTTATAGCGTTACATCAGGTGGGCAAATTCAGTACAGAACCGTCAGTCTTGACCTTCCCAATACTGTAAAAGTTTTTTATCATCTTGTTTTAAGTGAGGGTAATATAGGAGGTATTCAGGTACGCGATATCTTTCAAGGCCGTTGCAGGGTTGGCCAGTTCAGCCAATCACGAAACAAGCGAGCAGGAAGGTGGGCCCCTGGCAATTTTCTTAAAGATGTATATAGAAACGTTTTGTATTTTAGAACTACCACTTTTGTTGATGGAAAAAATCAGTCTGAGGCTTTATTAAACAATAATTATTTGGTCGCCAAGGCTGTTCCAGCGCCCACAATATGCGGCACGGCCGGCACCTGCGAAGGCATGTCCACGCTTTCGTTTTCGGTTGTTTATATCAATGGCGACGACCCTTATGGTGTCGCAAATGAAGATCAAGGATACTGGAAGCGGTCGGTACATGCTTTTATCCGCGACGGCGTTCAGTCTACCCGGCTGACTGATGGCGTTTACGGCAGCAGCAACAACTTGGCCGAGCTTTATTACTGGCTGCTGACCCACACCGGCAAGGTTTCAGAGATACAAATTGATCGCGATTCGTTTGTTAAGACTGCCAATTTTATGGCGGTGAATAGCTTGTTTTGGGACGGCATCTTGACCGAACCAACCAGCACCAGTGATTGGCTAAACAAAGTCGGGCCTTATTTTCTGGTGCGGGAAACCAGTGTAGGGGGTCGATATGGCCTGACGCCATTACTGCCCGTCACACCTAGCGGCGCGATTGATGTTGGCCCGCAAGTGCCGAAATGGATATTTGACAACGAAGCCGTAGTAAATGGCAGCTATTCGTATCAGCTTTCAGACCCTCAGGCCAGGCGGCCATTCATCGCTGAAGTGGCGTGGCGGCAGCAGGGTGACGATGGGCTGTCAGGAATCACCAGAACTAGCACGGTCAAATATGACGACACCCCGGACTCGGCACCAATCGAAACACATGATCTAAGCCAGTTTGCAACCTCAGAAATTCATATTGCGCGGGCGATGCGTTTCAATCAAGCAAAGCGCCGCCACATCACTCATTCAGCGCAAGTAATAGTCAAGCCTGGTTATTGGACTTCTGAGCTAGGCGAGGGCGATAAGGTCGCACTTCAGCTGGACCGGGAAGACTTGGAGACACAGGCCAGCGATCCAATGGTCCAATGGTATTTGGTCACCAACTTGAACAAGAGCCGTGATGGGCATCTGACCCTCTCACTGGAGCATTTCCCAGTTGACGCGCACCACCGCTCTCTGGTGGCGCTAGACGTGGCGGCAGTGACGGTAGCGGGTGACATGTTCATCACCGGCAACAGCGGCCCCTCCTGCGATGCAGACCCCAGCAGGGCCACTGATACCTCAATCCCTGACGAGGATGCAGATAGCCGGACCGCTGAGGAGGTCTATTTCTACAACAAAAATGGGCGGTTTCCTACCAGCGGAGAGTATGCGGGTGCCGGTGGCGGTGGCGGTGGCAACTTTGTGGCTGGAGGTGGTGTTCCAGCTGGCCCCCCTGGCGGCGGGGGTGGAGGAGCCGGCGGCGGTGGAGGTGGCAGCCCTGCCCCGCTGCCGCCGACCGGCCCGGTTGACCCCCCTGGCATCCCTGCTCAGCCTGGCACGCCTGACGGCCCAGCGAATCCGACGTTGCCACCGCAACCGCCGACTAACTTTACAAAATATGTCTTGCTTATGAGCTTTGCGAGAATATCTAGCCCTGGTGGCTTGACTAGGCAAATTGATATCTCCGTCACTCCCGGCCAGACAGCGGTCAAGATATTTGAAGACGCAAACTTTACCCGCGTCAGAATATATAACGCAGACGGGACGCCTACGACTATCGTCAATGAATACCAACACCTGGCAGATGGCACCATCTCAGGGTCCTGGGACTGGAAATTTGAATTTTCCAGCTTGACCGGGGTGTAGTCCGATGGCGACTTTTCCTGCCCTCATCCCTGCCGATGTCATCATCACCCCCGGCGCGATCCCTGCCACGGAGGTTGAGGGCTATGACGGCAGCAGCGTCACCACCGCGGCCGACACCATGGCCACCGGCGCCACGCTGACCCTGCCGCTCAAGAGCCTCACCGAAGCCCAGGCCAACTCAGTGCGCAACCACGCACGCGATCAGCAGGGCCGCCCGTTTGCTTTCGATGCCGTCACCCTGGCCCCGGCACTGTCGCGGCCTGGCTACGCCTGGGTCTATGCAGGCGATCCCCAGCAGGAGGACGTTCAATCAGTTGCGGGCGCCGAGCTGTATTTTCTGACCTGCACGTTCTGGGCGGTGCGGGTGCGGGTGGCCCTGGTCCCGACCGCTACATCTCGCATCGTGTTGCGAACCACGGCCGCCAGGGCGCTGCCAGCTGGGCCCCCCGCTGCCACCTCGATTATCCGCCTGACCACCACGGCGGGGGGCGTGCCGACCACGCCCCCCGCCGCCAGATCGCTGATCCTGCTGCGAACCACGGCGGCCAACACGCTCGACACAACTATCTACGATCCATTTTTTGAATCAAACCTATTCCTATGCGGCTTCAATGGAGCAAACGGCTCCACCACATTTGATGATGAAGGCCCGCTAAACCTGACGCTGACCGCAGTTGGCAACGCGCAGATATCAACCGAGCAATCAGTGTTTGGCGGCAGTTCGCTGAAACTTGATCAGCCTAACACCGATAGCCCCGCCAGTGCGGTGCAATTGCCGACAGATTCTAGGCTAGTAATAACAGGCGAATTTACACTTGACGCTCGCGTCAGATTGCGTAACGCAAAAAACAACACGATTTTAGGCAAGTCAACTGGAACTCAGATTGGCATAGACTCAAGCGAGAATAATATCTACATGATTCATTCAGGCGGCCAGGCTTTCCAGGCGTACTTTCCAACAGTTAATACATGGCTGGCCCTGAGATACACCAGAAAACTAAACACCGCTGGTACTGGGTGGGTGTATTACTATTTTGTGAATGGTGATTTAGTGATGGCCCGAGACTCAGAAACCCTAGGAAGTTTAGATTTCTCAGGCAGCAGGATTGGCTGGATTACGTTTAAAGGTGCTCACGCATATATCGACGAGATAAGACTAAGCGCAATCTGCAGGGGAACCACGGCCTACACCGTAGATACTGCCCCATTCCTCCGGCAGTAGTGCCTCCTAGTCAGCAGCCCGGAGCGATACTCCAGACACCAACCACAGCCCCCCAGGCTGCAAGCTCCAGCTGGGTGCCGAGGCGTAACGCCAGAGGGTAACGGGCGGGGGTGATGCACGGCCAACCCACACGGCTGCCGGTAACTCCCAGGCAGACAGCAGCCCAACCGTTCGCCAGTGCTCGACGTGGTCCTCGAACTGCGCGGGGGTCAGCAGCGGCAGCGGCAGGGCCACGGTTTGGCCACGGACGACATCGCCCGTTCTGAACCGCCTGTCGATTTCATCGGCGATATTAAATCCCCCCAGGGTGTGGGGCCTGCCGATTGGGAGCAGGGATGCAGGAAAATCCATTAGGAGGGATACGAAGGCGTAATTTCAATCATATTTATTCCCATTGAGAATGCAGCGCCATTAGAAGAATATGGCAACCCCCAATTTGTAACTACAATCACCCGATCGGCAGACGCAGCGCCGCCTAACCTTTCGTAGAATGCAACATATTGCCCCGTGATTGTTGTGCCCGTAAATATTGGCCCGTCAAACTCGACTATGGTTTTGTTTACTGCATCAACTCTGGTCACAGTAACGTTGCACTCTATCCCGCCCGCTGTGTAACCGGTGCCTGTTACCTCGAATGCAGTCAAGCTGGACCTGTAACTATGGGTTACGCTAGGGGTATAGCTGGCGTTCAGCACCATTGCATAAACGGTGGCTGTGTTGAGGTCTAGCTGTTCATTGATCAGCGCCGTTATCGTTGCGTCCGGGATTGTGTGCGCCGCTGCCCCGGTTTTTGCGGTTTCAATCTTCATGGATTCAATTCTAAAAATTCCGCCTGCGCTATTTTGCGATACTTCCAGATTGTTGTAACCTAAGATTATCCATTCAGATGAAATAGAGCTAGCTGGCCGGTAGTAAATCAGCATCCCCCGCACGTCCGTCAGATTGGCCTCCCATTGCGTGGCGGCAATGGTCAGGGTGTTAATGCTGGCTGCTGTCACATTGCTCAGCGTGACCGGTTGCCCCCCTGCTGAATAGCCCGATACGGGGCTGATCTCCATTCCTGCAGGCAGGCTGGCGATGGTGTCATGGGTTTTTACATCGAACACAAAAGCTGGCTTCATCAGCTGGCCGTACCAGACGCCAGTGAGAGGCGCTGCGCTGGTGGCTATGGCATGCACTGCCGCATTGCCGAGCTTGAATGTTGGCACGCAAAACAGGCCTAGGATCTTGACAGCAGCTTAATCCCGCTGGTCATGTCCTAACCCTCCCGCCAGCCTGACCCGTCCTGCACCATGCCGGCCCAGCCAGGCTGCCCCGCGGCGGCGTCCTCGTCCAGCCCCTCGATCGGTTCCAACTGGGCCCACCGTGCCAACGGGTTGTGCGATTGCTCGGCGCGGCGCTGCTCGATCAGGGCACGGATCTGGGCGGGTGATCGATCCTGGTGCCAAACCCCATCAATGAGAACCTCTAGGCAGTAGCCGCCATCTCTCGCGTCTGTTCCTACCCTCGTTTGAAAATCCTGATTTGCCATGGGCTCGACCTCGAATAGTTGGATGGTGCCGACACTCAGCCTAGAAACGCAGCTGAGCCGGGCTTTGGATCGGCGGACCGCTGCCCACCTATGCCGTGACGATTTGAGCATTCTGGTTGACGGGCTGATTGTGCAGGCCTATGACCAGAAGGTCTTGATTGATTCCCTGTTGGGCCGCGTGCGGCAACTGGAGGTGGAGCTCGTCCTGGCCCGTGATGCTCGCCCTCTGCAGCCTCCGAGCGATGAACACCAGCGGTGGGCCAGGGAGGTGCTGCAGGGGTTGGGGTGATCATGCCCGCCCCCCAAAGCGGCAAACCATGGCGCGGCAACAGTCCGCAGTCACAGCAGCTACGGGACGGCCAGCAGCGATGCGTACCCAGCCCCGTTGCACGGCCAACTCCAGGAACCCATCAGCAACGCGACCCAAAAACGCCACCCCCTCCCCCTCAAGGTGGTCGGCTAATTGGCCACCACGGCGCCGGCAGGACTCGACCAGGGACACATCCAGCCAGAGGGTCAGATCGGCACTCAGACCGCCCGTGGCGATGTCTGACAGTGTGTCAATCAGCCCCAAGCCCAAGCCCCTGCCATAGCCCTGATACGCGAATGTCGATCCGGTGAAGCGATCACATAGCACCCAATCCCCCCGTTCCAGCGCCGGCCGGAGGACGGTTTCCACATGCTGGGCCCGGTCGGCTGCATAGAGCAGCAGCTCTGCCCGGGGTACAGGAGCAGCTTCCCCAGGAGGGTGCAGTAGCAGCTCCCGCAACGCTTGGCCCAGGGCGGTTCCCCCAGGCTCTCGGCTCACGATTACGCGAGCACCAAGGGGCAGTAGGCCGCTGCTAGGCAGCCATTCCCGCAGGGCCTCCAGTTGGGTGGTCTTGCCGCAGCCGTCGATGCCTTCCAGGACGATGAACCGGCCACGGGGTGGGGTTGGGGTGCTCATACCCTGGCCCCCACCACCCGCTCGGGCTGCCCCTGATATTTTCCCGCTCGATCGGCGTAAGTCGTCTCGCAGGGATCCCCTTCAAAAAAGAGCAGCTGGCAGATGCCCTCCTCCGCGTAGATGCGGCAGTCGGCACCAGATGAGTTGCTGAACTCCAAGGTGAGGTGACCCTCCCAGGCGGCCTCTGCTGGTGTCATGTTGGCAATGATCCCCAGCCTGGCGTAAGTGCTTTTGCCTAGGCAGATTACGGTGATATTGGGCGGCACCCGCAGTTTTTCAAGCGCCACCCCCAGGCCATAGGTGTGGGCCGGCAGGATGAAATAGCGGCCGTCTTCGTCCTGCTGCAGGGGGGCCGGCTCCAGGTTGCGGGGGTTGGGCCGCTTGGGGTTCATCAGGGTGGCAGGGGAATGGCGGAAGGTCAGGAACTCGGCGGCGGAGAGACGGATGTCGTAGCCGTAGCTGCTGGTGCCGAAGCTCAGCACCGGGCGCTTGTTGTCCCACGGCTCGCGCAGCGAACCATCCATGGCGTCAACCTCCCTCACCAGCTTCGCCTGAAAGGGCTCGATCATGCCGGCGGCGGCCTGGGCTCTGATCCATTTGTCGTTTTTCAGCATTGGAATTCAAGGGTGAGGGTAAATGGGGTGGAGTGTGGGTGTCATGGTTGGAATTCAGAAATAAGGGTGGATAGGGATGAACCGCTGTTCATGGGTCCGGCTCGTCGGCGATGCGTGCTTGAGCGTTATTCCAACGACATACTGCGCGATGCCCCGTTTTGCAATACTTAGTTGAGTGATTACAGTTAAAACATATAATTTTCCAAGTATCACGAAAATCCCAGTCTTCCTGAAGCCTGCCTGGAATGTTGCACTTTGCGCAATTAGCTATTGCTGGAGTGCGTATTTTCTGCTTCACACCTCCACCTCCCCAGCCTGGGCAGGGGGATTGCATTGCAAGGAAGCCAGTGGGTGGCATTTTCTGCCCATTCCAGAGGCTCAAAGCTCCACCAAGGCACCCCCTCTAGCTCGGGATTGAAGCACCAGCACTTCCCGATGGTTGCGCCCTCATTGAACAGGCAATCTTTAGCCTCCGGACGCCGCTCGCTCACTGCCACCGGCACCCCTCGCAATGTGGCCAGCTCGGCGGCTTGCTGATCGAACAATGCAGCAAAGCGGTCAAGATGCACGCCGGTAGAAGTAGCCCATCGGCCCGCAATTTTTAGTAAAGCCACCAACTCCCCCACCTCCCCAGCCTGGGGCGCTGGAATGGCGCGGATCGCTTCAATGGCCGCATCGGCAATCTCGGCCACGCGGTCGTCGTCTTTGGCCACCGGCACAAAATCATCTGGGCCCATGGTCCCGCAGCTCCAGGCGCTCCATACGCGCAGGCAGTCATAGGCTCCGCTGCCCAGTGCCTCGGCTACGGCCTGGTAGACCGCCTCGCGGCGTTGGTCGTCAAGCTCGGCCACCGGCACAGACACCTCCCCAGCCTGGGCCTCCACCCCAACGCCAAACACCGCTCTGGTCTGCGAATCCCAGGGCCCCACCGCCGCTCGTCTGAGCACGCCCACGACCGTATCAATGGCGCCATGCCAGGCCACCCCCTCTGCCCCGGTGTGGCCGCCTGAGTAATCGTGGCAGCCCTGGGCTAGGCGAATGGCGTCTTGGAATGTGGGGCGGGCCACCTCCCCAGCCTGGGGCGCTGGCGGGGTGGCGGGGCGGGCGGGCAGGCCGTAGTTGACCAGCATTGCGGCGGCCCGCTGCAGGAGAGCGTGGGCCGATGATCCTGGCGAATGAAGGCCACATTCCTTGATTAGCAGGGCGCTTAGGTTTGCCGCCATCAGCTGATCAGTGGCCAAATCTTCCGGCGCTTGCGAGGTGGGTCCGACGCAGGAGCAGGCCCCTGGCGTCGGGCAGCCACGTGGCTCGATCGCTACCGGCTGGCCTGGTGGATTGTCCCTTAGCCAGGCCTCAGCGCGGCTGCTGATTGCTGCGATCTCGCCCACGGTGTGGGCGCCAATGTGGCTGGCCATTGCGGCCACCTTTTCCAGCAGCGGGCGGACGGCGAGGGCTTCGGCGGGTGTCTCTGGCGCTGGAGGTGTGGGGCAACCCGCTGCAGGGGGCTCCGCCGCCAGGTCGTAAAGATCCTTTTCGCTTGGCCTTTCCACTTGTGGCTTAGCCTTCAGGACGGCGCGGGCATAATCAACAAGATCAGGCGCTATGCTTTGCAGCAGATCAATTGGCTTCAAATTGTGGTGGGGTGCCGCAATCTGGACCATTGCCAAGAGGTTTTGCTCTAGGCGCTTAGGCAATAATTCCCATAACTGAATGTCTGTTAACGCCCCGGTTGCGGAAGTTTCTGGTGAGGGTTGGGACAATGCACGGTCGGCGGGCGTGGTCATGGTTCTGGGTTGATGAGTAATTCGGATTCGACCGGGCATCATCGGACTTCCTCGCGCAGTAGATCGGCAAAGTAGTTGGCGCTTGTGAAGCGTTGATCGCGGGCATTAGCGGAGAGGGCTTGCATAATCAACAGCCAAGGGTAAAGAATTAAAGGGTAAAAGGGTAAAGAATTAGTCCTGGGGGAGGCAACAGACGCGGAAACCGACGTCGTCGACGCGGACGTCCGGGGGGCCGTTGCTGCGGTAAGCCGAGCGGCAGCCCCTGGGGGAGCTGCCCCACGACCCGCCGCGCAGCAGCTTTCTCAGGCTGCGGTCCTCCACCCAGGCCCCACCGTCGGTCGGTGCCCCGTGGTAATTGTGGTGCCATTCATCCAGGCACCATTCCCAGACGTTGCCGTGCATGTCATGCAGGCCCCAGTTGTTAGCTGGAAAACTTGCTACATCAGTGGTTTGCTCAGTGCTGTAATTGGCCCGCTCCGGCGTCAGCTTGTCTCCAAAATGAAACTGCGTGGTAGTGCCAGCGCGGCAGGCGTACTCCCACTGGGCTTCGCTCGGCAGGCCGTAACACTGGCCCGTGCGCTGGCTCAGCCGGCGGCAGAACTCCAGCGCATCAAACCAGCTCACCATCTCCACCGGACGGTTTGCTCCCTTGAAGTAAGAAGGATCGGGGTCCAGGTCGCGCTCCAGCTTCTGCCAACCCGCCACCTCCCGCCATTGGGCTTGGGTGATCGGTGTCTGGGCCATAAAGAAAGAGCCCAGGGTCACCTCGTGCTGGGGGCCTTCGTCGCCGTCCCGGCCTGGTTCATCGGCCGGGGAGCCCATCAGGAAGCGGCCGGCGGGGATGAGGACCATTGGGATCAGGCTGTCATCTACCGGGGCGGCTGGTACTGGTAGATCGTTGGCCCCACGCTCCAGGGCCTCCAGCCGGCGGCAGAGCGCGGCGATAGTCCTGTTGTAGCTGTCCAGGAACTTTGTATCATCTCGATCGCGGGCATCGGCGCGGGCGATCAGGTGCAGTAGCGCCTGGGCGTCACGCTGGCCGGCATCGGCGGCATGGTTGAGCCAGGCCAAGGTTTGGGGGGGAAGGGGAAGGGTGCTCATGGTTGGTCCTCAGTGGTGGGTTGGTAATTGACCATGTGATCGGGCAGGGGTGGTAGGGAGCCGGTCATGGTTTGATCAAAGAAAACAACATTTGATACTGTTCGATTGTTTGGCCAGGCTTTACCAATCGGCGAAACCAAGCGTCCATTTTTTCTTGGCTGTCAAAGCCTTCGATCACATATAGGTCTGTAATCGCATGGCGTAAATTGTCGCCTGCCAAATGATAGCTAATTACGCCTGCCGCGTCACTGGCTATTGTTATCGGATCTGCACTGCAAGCAATTACAGCCGGGCCGTTTACATGTTTGCTTCGGTAGGGTAAACCTTCCCAACGAAACAACTGGATCGGGACACCCAATGGCCATGGGTTTGGCCGGATGGTGCTGACTTTGATGCCGTCCAGTACCTTTTGATGGAACTGCTCAGCCAGGGGGCGTTTGATCATGGCAGCCCCCCCGCCAGGTGCCTGACAGCCCAGGCCCGAACCCTTACCCATCGCTGGGGGCGGGCGGCTGCCATGTTGCTATCCGACCAACCCTCATTAGCCTCAACAACAGCCCAGGCCAGTGCCGGGGCAACGTCGAACGGCTCCGCAAAATGCGGGGGATCGAGGTCTTCCTCCATCGGGTGGAACCAGAGCGGCACAGCTGCCGCCCCTCGGTAGCGACGAACCGCCCCGAACGCACAGCAACAGCCGGTCACTTCATCCTCCAGGGCCCCGGCGGATAACTCGGGGCTGGGCAAATCGTCGAGCCCCGCCACCAGATCGCGCAACAGCCGCTGACCGCGTTGGCCACGGATGGCAGATCGCAGGGCCCCGGCCTGCTGGCCCTGCATCCAGGGTTCGGCGTCGCCATAGTCATCTTGGTAGAGGCGGCTCACGGCTGCACCCCTAGCGCCCGCAGAATCGCCGCGCGCTCGTCTGCGCGGCCACGGTTGTAGATAGCGCGGCGTGCGTCATTAGGCCAGAAACTGCCATCCCACACCTTCAACAGCTCCTCATCTGTCGCCACCGGATCGGCGCCGGGCGGTGGGAGCTGGGGGGATTGAGTCTGGCGCTGGCGGGCCCAAGCGATGGCCAGCAGGGCGACCCCGTGCGAGACGGGCGGGCCGCCATATAGCCACTCGTGAGACGCGATTGATTTCCATCGCTCCATCTGCTCGTCGCTCGGCAGGTCAGCCAGGTCATCGAGCAAGCGGGGTGGGACTGGGCCAGGGTCGCGGTCGCCATAAATCAGCCGCCCGCCAGTGGGTTGAGGTTTGGTGGGGGGACCGGGCGGGTCGGGCTCAAAAGGTAAGCGCTTGTTACATGGGGATGGCCCCGCTAGCGAATCCCGCAGCCAATTCAGGAGTCCCATCAGAAAGGCGCCTCCTCTTCCGATTGGCCGCCGTAGCCAGAGGCCGAATACCCACCACCACCGGCTCCACCCTCGGCGTCTCGCTTGCTGCCCAGCAGCTTCAGCCAATCCACATTGATGACCGGCTTGGTGCGCTCCTCGCCGCTGCTGCGGTCGGTCCAGCGGTCGAGCTTGAATGATCCGGTGATGCCCAACAATGAGCCCTTGCGCACGTAGTCTGCAGCGACCTGGGCTTGGTTGCCCCATATCTCCAAGGGGAACCAGTCGGGCTTATCGTCCCGGCTGCGGCGGTTTACGGCCAGGGTGAATTTGGCGTTGACCTTGCCCGACTCGAAGTAACGGACTTCGGGGTCGCTGCCGGCCCTGCCTGCCAGGGCAACGGAATTGACGCCGGGGCGATCGAGGGGCATGGCGACCCGGTGGAAGTCCTCTAGCTGAAACTCCGGCGGCTTGCCTTGCTCGATCCTGAGCCGGCCAGCGACGATCGCCCAGGAGTCCTGCGTGATGTTTGCCATCACGTCGGGGGCCAGCGCATCCCAGGCCGTCACCTGCAGCGGCATGGGGGGGTCTGTTTGTTTGTAAGGGGTGATCTCAACGTTGAAGGATGCCAGCTGCTTGTCACCGCTGGGGGCTATCAGGGCCGGCGGCGACGTGATGTAGGCCAGCAAAGTAAGCCGATTCATGGGGGGGGGGGGATTCGATGGGATGGGATAGGGCAGTGATCAATCCAGGCCAGGGATCGGGGCGTCAGCAGCAGGCGCAGCAGCAGGGCCCGACCGGCGGACCGGGGCAGGGGCGGACCGGCGGCCAGCTGCAGGGGCTGCAGTGGTGGGCGCGGGTGCCGGCCGGGGGTCGGCGGCCACGGTGGTTCGCCCCACCGGCAGCCGCTCAACCGTGCCAGGTTCGGTAACCGCGGCAGGCTGCTCTGGAGTGCTGGTGGCTTCCAAGGTCAAGGAGCTGGGCCCTAAATCCGGAGAGCTTGGAGTGGCTTCGGAATTTGGGGCCTGGGGATCCGCTTCAGGCTTTGCATTGCAGCGCTTAACGGTCTGAGGGCTAACGCCCCGCCTGACGATCTTGGCCAGCGCCTCAAGCGGTGCATCGCTCAAGGCGCTGGTGTTGCCCTGAGTTAATTCGAGCACGAACGCAGCGATTCCGGCATCGGTCAGACCGGATCGGCGGCAGGCGGCGGCGGCGGCTTGGATCAGGTCGGCGGCGGGCTTGGCCGTTGCCAGCGGTGCCGGCAACGGCTGCACCTTGTAGGGACTGCGCTTCTGCCTGGTCACGGTCAGCGCGATCGACAGCGGGCCGTCTAGGTGCGACAGGTGCGAAACCCTGATTCCGCCTACTGCAATGCCGCCGTAGATCACGCTGGGATCACGAAACAATGTCACTCGCCGGCCCACGTACTGCAAGGCATCGGCACCCCAGGCGGCGACCAGCACCCGGCGCATCGACTTGCATGGATACCAGGGCTTGCCGCCGTCGCCCTCAAACGAAACGGCTACAGGTTGCTCAGCGCTGCCGGCCGAGACCTTCGTGATCGTGATGGTCTTCGCGCCGGCGATCAGGTCGTCTGTGTTGAGCTGTGAGGATTTCGCTTCCAAAGTGGCTGTGATGTCCATCAAATAAAGATTTCCTGCTCAGGTTGGATAGGTTCGGTGGCCGGGAAAATGGCGGACTTTGTGGTGTAAAGCTCCATCAGCCGCTGCAGCTCGGCCTCGGCGGCCTGGGCTGCGGCGATCAGCTGGGCGATCACCACTTCGTCACGCTTGCAGCGGTGGATAAACAGCGGCAGGCCGGGGGCGTAACTGATGTAGTCGCACCAGCGGCGGCCAGTGACAGCCAGGCCGGTCTGCACCTGCGGCACGTACTCAGTTGGCACCTCGTCACTGAGCAGCGAGCGGAGGTGGTGCTTCGTCCGGGGGCTTTTGATCTCAATCAAGCCGTCATCACCCACTAGCCCGTCGGGGCTGTAGCCAATCACGGTGCCATCGAAATCAGCAGTGACGAATCCGCACTCCGCCACCGGTTCTCGGTGCTCGGCATAGATGTCACGGGCCAACGGTTCCAGCATGTGCCCACGGGCCATGTCGTCGCCGTAGAAACTGGCATCGCTTTCACCGGTGATGCGCTCACCCAGCAGCTGCAGCAACTTGGTGCGGCTGGTGTCGTTGTTGGCAGGCTTGCCGGTGCCGGTGATCAGGCGGCTAATGGTAGATGCCGTAATCATTCCCCGGCGCAGCGCGTGCCATCCGTCGCTGCCCTGCTCGATGTGGTAGTGATAAATCGGCGCCAGGTGGCGGTGGTAGTCGGCGATTTTCATAGTTTCAGAGGCCTGAGCTTGGCCCCGCGGCGAATCAGGGTGGCAGCAGCCGCGGACTGGCATAGGTTTTCTGTTTCCTGGGTGGATCGCACGGCTTCCCATTCATCAGGCAGTAGGCGCAATGTGAGATTCTGCCGGGGGCCTGATCCAGGTCGAAACCTCCGGCGTTTTTTTTGATCGTCAGCCATCAGATCGAAAGCCCCCGGCAAGCGCTTCGCAGGGCGCGGGCGTGGTCGATGTCGTAAACATTGCGCTGGGGCTCTTGCGGTTGAGGGGCAAGAGCCACGGGCTTCGCGTGCTCAATCTGGTGTTCAAGCATTTCCAGCTCCCTTTCCAGCTGTTCCCAACAACTGGTGTCATGGTCGGCTCCGGCTCGACGCCGGGCTGTGGCCATGGATTGGGCCAGGAATTTGTGTTTTTCGGCTAGGGTCATTCGTCTCCTCCAATTCGCAAAATCAAATCAGTCACGGCAGGCCCAGCCAGCCAGGCGGTGACCACGGCAACGCCAAGGATGGCCGGAAAAACAATGCAGATGTAGAAGAACTCAATCACGGGCCTACCCTCGCCAGGTTGGGAACGGGGCATTGGGTTCGGCCGTGGTGAAAGCCAACCAGCCACCCAGCAGTAGCAGCCAGCACCAGCAACGTGGTCAGGATTAAAAATGCTGGAGCTGTCCTGGGTCGCGGCCCTGACCACAACGGGCCAGTAGTGACCTGCAACTCGGCGCGCAGATCGTCGAGGCTGGCCGCTGCGATGTCGAGCGACTGGGCCTTCCTCCGGTCTGGCATCTGAGACCAGTGGGCCCGCAGGCCGGTCAGGTGGCTGATGGTGGCGTTAAGGCGCTGCGCGGTTTGCAGCTCTGGTTTTGACGGGAGACGGAGCGGTGGAACGCCCATGGGCGGTGTGCAGTGGAACTCCCAAAGATTACCATTTGGTAAGTCAGAAGGCAACCAGTCCGACCCCGACCCCAACCTATGACAATCTGTGAACCGTCACACCCCTAGGGCCTCGTGGCGTTATCTACCGATTACATTCAGTTCACCGGGGCGGAGTTCCCCGGAGCCAATCGCTCTCGCAACATGGACTACGACGACGCACACACGGCCGCCACCAACGCGGCCAACGAACTAGAGGCCCTGCAATCCACTGATTTCTGGTTGGAGCTGCCCGGTGACATCCAGGTCGAACTCTGCAAATCGCACGCCATCCTGCGCACCATGGTCAGGACCATGGAGGCCACCGGCCTGGCCTGATCGCTCCTTACCATTGCCAGCCGGCTACAGGCGTTAAACCGAGCCGAATCGCCCCCAGTAGTCCGAGGGCAATCAACCACCACCATTACCCCCAGCCAGCCATGAAATTCAAAACCACGATCACTGGCCGCACGCTTGCCGAGTCAGTTGAAGCCGTTGTGACCGCAGCAGATGAATTTGAAGCCCGCATCAAAGCGCTCCGCCACTGGAGCAAAAACCGCCGTGTCTGCATGTTTCAGCCATACAACGCCCTGCCTGGGCAAGAGCCCTCCGGCCAGGCTGGCTATGGATACGAACGAGCGGCAGCGTCCTCAGGATGCGACTACGCAGCGGCAACCAGCCTAATTCGGGTCTACATGGAGCCCTGCTAGGGCGTACTGACACCCCCAGCCCACCGGGGCTTCCCGGCAATCAATCCACCCCCCCCCCAGCCCAGGACCCAATCGCGAACACTGCCCCCCGCCACTGCGGCGGCACGCATCGCCCCTCTGCTGCTGGCTCTGGCAGCCCTGGCCATTGCAGCCGGGAGCCTCTGGCTCTGGCGCCATCGCCGGCAGATCGCCGCGGCACTG